ATGAACTCGATAAGTCTATTCTTCATTGACCAAAAATCTTGATTGGTGTAATTTAAATTAAAAACAACAGGTTTTACTGTGATTTCTGATTTTGCATATGGAGTTACATCAAAGGGGCAATTATTTATTGCCATAAAACCTGCCTTCTACAAAGTATAATTCTCGTTTCGTTGACATAAATTATTGATTCCAACACAAAATCAACATAAGTCACATTCACAAGAAGCGTTAATTGGTCCGTATACGCTCAAAATACAATCTTTTCATTATTGATTTGTCATTGGCAAATTTAATGTTAAAGACTGTACTGTTTTGATATCATTAGGATCAAAAAATAATATCTTAATATATAATATCGATTCTTTATTGGATTTATCATCTAAATAATTTAAATCTGTGTCTTTAATAGTAGAAACTTCTATTTGCGATATTCTTATTCTTGGTTCAAATCTCGAAATTGATGCAGCTATCATAGATTTTGCTTGGCTTCTTACTATTGAATCGTTGGGTTCAAAAAACAATTTCTTAAGTGGTGTGCCATATGCTGGCAACATTACTCTTTCTCCCGGATTTGTTAGCAAAAGAGATAGTATGTCTGCTTTTATTTTTCTAACTCCATATTCTGTATGGAGAAAACCACCGGGATCTTTTGTTATTGGATATGGTGTTCCTAAAAATTTTCTTGCATCCATTTATTTACCTTTCAAATTTTTATTGTTCAAATCAATTGGCTTTTGGGTTTGATTTGTAGCGAAATTTTGTACGCTAGTATTATTTAAATTATCTGAAAGTTGTTGATTTGCAGAATCTAGACCTTTTGGACTTTTTTCTTTTTGAGCATTTTTACAAAATGGAGATAGTTGGAATATACTTACAGTATCGGCTTGTGGTGATGTGGTGGCATACACCCTGTCGCTTAATTTAATGCACCCGCTACTAGGATCGTAAACACATACAGGACCAATACATGGTCCTTTTTTCCCACTTGGAATAGGTCCGCAATCTTCGCCGGCCAAAAGAAAAATGTGTTCTTTAGCATAAAACAAATGTGACTTTTTTGTGTAATTTATATACATGTCTTTTGTATAAACTAATTTCATTTTGGTTATAAATTCAATTTTATCAGATGGGTTATCTGGGTCATCTCCGATTACTTCGTATTTGTTATCGTATGTTGATATGAGATAATCACCACCAACACGCAACATCACAAGGCCCGGACCCGATGGAGCTTCTTTAAAAATCTCCAAATGCGGACCTCTTTTTTTGTTGTCGGTTTGAGGCGCTTTGATTTGTATGTATTGCCTAACTGTTTCGTCTTGCTTGTCTTCATCCTTCATCAAAATTTCAAGTCCATAACCTGATCTGATTGCCACAAACGCTTTTTTAGCTTTACTTTCTGTGATTCCTCCATCTTTTCTACATGGACTAGATTGTTCGTTTTCTTCATCACACATGTGAATTACATGCTTGCTAGTAGATTCCATGTAAATGCCACGTCTCTCTCCACCTTTGTTTGGAGGAGATCCGGGACAATCAGGTTCGGAAACAGTGTGATCATTTAATTCGATTTTGTTGCCGGTAGCAGTCAACAATCTAATGTAATTATTTTTGCCTCTTAGTTTTTGTCCATTTGCTGGGTCGCATTTTGGTTCTTCGACATCGCTCATTTCAATGCAGTGGCCAGTCGTAGACTTCCAATAAGTTCTTCCGACAAATTTATCGTTGCAACCAAAATCAAATGGCTTTGTTCCTCTTTCCCATTCGACTTTTCCTTGTGGTTCTTCCACGCTATCATCCATGACAAATGTGTGTCCGCTAATTGACAGCAATTGTATTCCAGTTTGAGGAAGATCGCACTTATTGTTTTGAGGTGTTTTTGGTCCAGAGTAAGGTCGACATTCTTCTTTTCTTTTAAAGAATGGATTTTTACCACCTTGACTTTTTGGATAACATGTTTCTGGATGACCAGTTCTTGGATGATCAATTAATATGGTTTTATTACTTTTTTTACCTTCACATTCTGTTTTTTCTTTTGGCGGATCATCTAATTTAGGAGAAAGACTACCAAACGCTGCTAGGGCTATGTTTTTTGCAGTTTTAGATGCATCAGGGTTACCATCGAAAACCTTAACATCTTTTCCGATTTCACCTCCTTCTTGGCAAATCGCAGGCTCGCCAGATACGCAATCTGGATGAGTCCATTGACCTCCATGATGCAAATGATCATCTTTAAAGCACATCCAATTGCCACAACCAGACATTATTTCTATTCTTTTCCATCTACGATTGCAACGAGGGTCGCCATCGCTCATTTTCATCATGTGTTTGTCTGGAGTTTTGAATCCGTATATGTGAGGATATGTTAGTATTTTTTGAGCGTTTACTTGATCTGTAAAATCAGATATAGTATCGATATCATATCCGTTGTAATTTTCAGTATTCCAAGGAGGTAAAACTTGAGTTTCGTCATCAGGACCTACATAATATCCTTTTCTGTGTCCTTTGTATATTTTGTCGTATTCTGGAATATTGATTGGGAATGTTTGACTTGAGTCTTTTCCACCGCCTCTTCTTCTGTGCCAAGTAGTGCCAATGTAATAAGCGTTTTCTCTTTTTCCGCTACCATAAACAATGCAAATAGTAGATCCAGCTGGAGGAACCCAATTAAGACCACAATCATCAAATCCTCCCATTGATGATACTGCATTTGCCCAAGGCAGTGATTTCAAAGCTGTTTTTGGATTTTGATTGGTCGGACAGTAAAATCTTACTGCATTCTGTTTCCAAATATCGACTGTATCCACGCATAACGCAGTATACAATCCTAGCATTGCTTCATCTTGAAGCATTTTAGTCGAATTATCTTGGCTTTTTTCTCTTTTTACAGATGTTACTGCGTAATCAATATCACCAAATCTATTTTCTAAAGTTTCTAATTTTTCTTTAAGTTGTAATATTAATTTTGTATTTTTATTCATTGTTAATCTTCGTCTCCTAGTTTGACTTCGAATGGATCTACTTCAAATCCGTCATCTACACCGCCAAGTCGTCTCTTGGTCGCTGATTGTTGAATATTCGGAACTGTCAATGTAACAGAGAATGTAGTTACATATTTTCCGTCAGTTATTTGATGATCTACACCTTTGACTATCCATGCACTATTTGATAAAACTTCATTACATGGCGATGTAGCTATCCAAACACATTCTCCAGAATCGCCTTCTCTAATTACTGATGGATTTACAACTAATATACCCATATGTTTCCCAACCATACCATTTGGTCCAAAAGAGTATGAAAATTTTGGATTTCCTTGAATTGTCAATTCTGCTTCTATAGGACCAGCAATTTCGTACATTGCTGTTGCGTGTGCGTGTTGTACAAATGCATTTTGTGTACTTGTCGCTCTTGTTATTGGTGGCCTATAAAGATTTTGTTCCCAACTTAAGGATTCTGTTTGTTGCCCACCTATTGTTTCTCTTTCAATCCAATCGTCAATAGAAAATTGATCTACATCACTTCTTACTCCAGCAACAGATGACGCACCACTGTCGACTGCACCAGTACCCGTGTTTTGTGCTAACCAATTTATTTTTGGACTAAAGCTAATTACTTGACTACAATTACCACCGTTTACAACAAAATTTGCTAGGTATTTTTTCTTTGATGGATCTGGATCTATAACATCTTCTTGAAAAATAATTGAAAGCATGTCTACATTGTCGTAAATTTGAAGCATGCCTTTGCCGTTACTGGTGGTCAATGGATTTATCCAATTTCTAGCAGTTGCAAGTTTTGATTTTTCTTTTGCTTGCCAAGTCGATCTCGGCCCGTTTTTACCACCGTCCTCTGGATTGAATTCAAATCCAGCGCCTTGTCCAGATTCTTCATTGTTGTCAAAAGATCTAAAATTAACTTGATCCACAAAAGGCGTATGATCTTCTGATGTCCAAAAATCTTCAAGAGCAGACTTAAGCTCCATTGGGCTTTCGTCGCTTCCCTCATCACTTGTTCCTTGCATTGACTCACATTGCCTTTGGTACAAATCGCAGCATTGTACATTTATTTTGTAGATACCGCTTTCAAATGTCGATTCTACAGTTTGTACTAAAAATTTTAATCGTCCTCCGAAACTTTCATTGGTGATTATCTGTGGAGTTGCGTTGTCACAATTCCTTTGTGTCCAACCAAATCGACATCTAGTTTTTGCGTCTTTTCCTGCCGCAAATTTTGATTTATTGATTGTATTTATAAGCATAATCATAACATCGTATGTTTCGGTTACTATTTCCATTTTAAATCCAGTTCCATTTGCGACCGATTTACCAAATTGAAAAGATTTTATACATGCAATTCCATTCTTGAAATTGTAACCTAGATTGCTATTTGTAAGTATGATTTGTTCTGTTTCGAATTCGACCATTACAAATGGACCAAGAATAGCCTCTGGTTGTGGTTCTATGCTAGGACCAGTAAGATGAGAAAATCTGCATTTTGGTAATTTTGTACAAGACATTTTTGTGTTACCTAAAAAATTGTGATGGTATTGCTATGTTCAATCCTGATTTAAAATTAAAAACATCTTTGATGTCATTAAATTCCATGATCCTCCACCAAAAATCAGGCACACCGTATGCTTCTTGGCTGACCATGTCTGGTCTGTATTCGTAATTTTTTGTAATGACTGTGTATCTTATGTTTTCTTTTTCATCATAATTTTCTTTTTTATATGTGGTGAAAGTTACATACTTGTTTTCGGTATAATAAATTAATTTTGATTTTTTATATCTGCTAGAAGAAGTAACAAATCTGCTTATTGATACATTGTTGTTGGGTTCTATGTAATTTGCCATATTTTCCTTTGTTGATTAAATATAAATCTAAAATATCATATTTAATGTTGGTTCTCCCAAAGCTGATGAAATGTCTTCTGCGTACGGTATTTTCCCAGCGTTGTTGTCATAAACAACCTCGAAATTTAAATCCATATCTACTTTGTATGGTATACTTATGTTTTTAGATGAATCATTGTACCAAGGAACATCGGTAGCGTATTTTAAACTATAGCTTTTTAATATGCAGCACAGTATGTAGTCTTCCTGCCCGTAGTCTAACATATTGCCACATTTTACATGTGCTACAAAAGGAGGTGCGTATGGAAGACCAGCATTACTGGGGTAAACAAGTGCTTGAAGCATTTTTATTTCTTTTCGTATTTGTTCTACCCTACTTGGAACATCTACTATCCAATGATGAGTCCAAGTAATTACTCTGTTTTCACTATATGAATAATTTTTATAAGGTTGGGTTCTTCCTATGGCGTTTTCATCTGCGTAAGTTGCACTTTTAGCGTCTGATATGTCTGGAAGAATATATGCATATATAGTATTTCCATCTATGTCTATGTAGATTTCTTCTATGTCTTTAAGTTTGCCACCTGCCATTGTTGCTTTCATTTTATTTTTCTTTCAATTAAGTTTGTTGTGTGTTCATGCCAGCGTTTTGACTAAATCCGCCTACTTTGTACTGATAATAATCAGATGGTTTTCTTCCAATGCTTTTAGACGAAGTGTCTGATGATTCTGAATTGTATTGTTGTCCAGAACTTGCGACCTGTACACCTTCTTCTTCTTCTTCTTTTTTAGGATTTTCTTTTGATTTATTGGCTTTTATTAACTCTTTTTTTATTTCGTCAAGAAGTGCGACCATTTTTCTTTGTTCGGTTAATTGTGCAGTGTTTATCGAAATGATTTCAGCAGAGCTAGACGAAGGCCTTGTGTTGGCTTCTGTTGTTGCCTTTTCTTCTCTTAGTTTTTCGCCTACATCTAATGCGTTTCCACTTGCAGTAATTCTAACTGGATTTAAATTTCCTATTTCAGATATATTATTGAAATCAGAAAATGATGAGAACATTTCCGACAAGGCATTTCCCAAATCAATATTAGAAATTTCTTCCAAGCTGTCTTTCATTAAAGACAGTGCTTCACTAATCATGGTTATTCCACTGGCGACTAAGTTTATTCTAGATAGAGCAGAGTTCATTTTTTCTTCAGATGGCATAAATTCAAAAATTGGATTTATAACATTTTGATCAATCATATCCCCAATAATTTTCATAGGATTGCTTTCGCTCAATTCGCTAGAAAATCCTGATACTTCTGTTAATAAATCACAAGTTTCTCTCAATGAAACTAACATTTCGTTGATACTTTTAATTCCAGTAATTACTGGTTGTATTATTGATAAAGAAGAGTTAATGCTTTCTTCAGATGGCATGTAATCGAAAATAGGACCTATAACATTTTCTTTGAGTTTATCTCCGATAACTTTCATAGAATTGTTTTCATTTAATTCGCTAAAAGATGCTGATGTTTCTAGCAATAAATCACAAGTTTCTTTCAATGAAACTAACATTGTGTCGAGTACTATTATTGCTGCACAACATGATTCCATTACTTCTACGCATGCATCCCAATCAGCTTTTTTCGGGAATGGTGTATCTCTAGTTAACTCCCAAACAATATGGTTCCATAATTTAATGCCTATGAAATTTAAAGGTTTTTGTTCAGCTAAATTTTCATATAGTTTTCTGTTATAATAAAATTCAGTCATTATATCCATGACTGATTTGTTTAATTCTTTAAAATTAAGAACTATGTTTTTCATAGATTCTGTTGCATGGAATATAATATCAGACGCTGCGTCTGAATCTTCGCTTTCTGGAAAATTAGTATTTACATCATCAACTACTCTTTCTTTTATTAACTTACCTATTGCTTCTAACGGTTTCTCTCCTTGCATGCTTGATTGAATTGGTAATGTGTCTCTAAATGCTTTGTATGTTTGCTTAATGTTTTCGCATAGTTCAGTTGTTATTTTAGCTATGTTTCTCATGATTACATGAGTGGCAACGACTTTGCCTTTTATTTGACCTATAGCATCTGCACCGGGAAAAGTTGTTGATACTGCTTCTACTATTCCAGAAACAAGTACTCCTATGTTTTCAAACATGGTTTTAAAAACATCTCCGCTTTTTGCTATTTCTTCGATAGCATTTGCTTTTTTCTTTGCAGCACCAAAAAATCCTTTTGTATCTACTTCTTCGGTTTTACTTAAAAATAATTCTTTTAATGAGCCGACAATGCTTTGTATTACCTTCATCATAAATCCGATTTGCATTAATTTCTTTGCTTCGTCTCCACTTATAGCTTTTACTTTATTACCAACATATTCTATTATTCCAGTAGCCAAATCTATTACTGGTGTTATTTTGCCATCTAAATTTTCTTTTATATTTTCTATTGTATTTGGCTTTATTGGTGGTGTGTCTGATTTTTTAAATGTTTCTTTAAGTCTATCGCTTAAGCCATCTATAATATCTAAAAGTCCTCCTCCTTTTTGTCCTCCCGATATTAATTTCATCAACATTCCAACGGCATAAACTGCTTGCACACATGCGTTCAAGTTCGCCAAAGCTGTTTTTACATCTTTGAGGTTTCCTATGTTTATACCTTGTATTTGCTGTATTATTCCTGAGCCTAAATCTACTACAGATTTAATTTTATCTCCCATGTGTGTTGCTATTTGACTTACTTGATTTCCTCTGTCTACCTTTTTTCCATCTTTTGTTATTGTTCCGCCACCAAGTTGCACATTTAATGATTCTTGTGCCGTGTAAACTTGTTCTAAAGTAGCCATCATGAAACCTATTGCTCTAATTGCTTGTATTAGAATCATTAATTTGTTTAATTCTCCCATCATGCCTTTTACATCAGGTAATTTTTGTTCTTTTAGAATGTCGAATATGGAAGTGGAAGTTTCTATTACAGATTTAAACATTAGCTTTATAAAAGCACCAAGCAAATCTAAATTTAAAGTTTGATTTATAACATTTCCTTTGGCATCTTTTTCTTGAATTACTGCTCCGTTTTCTTTTCCTACTTTTGTCATGGTCACTTTTAATGATTGCGCTGCTTCTGTTATTTCACTGAAGTTTTCTATTAATTTTAAAATTGCTCCGAGGAACATAGCCAACGCATTCATCAAAGATGTTGCGTTTTTTATGTCGTTAAATTTTTGTTTAGTGCCTAGTGTTTTCATTATTTCTACGACTAACTTATTGGATTCGTCTGTTACTACTTTTATTGATTTGGTGGCTTCGTCATATCCACCTTTTGTTGCTTTTATTTTTTTAGATACTTCTGAACTCTTTGCGTAATTTTCTACAATGCTTGAAAGTTTGCTTGTTATGCTTGAAATTTGTTCGAAACTCTTCAATGCGTTTTCTAGTCTTTTCGAATCTTTACCGTTAGCTTTGCTTGCTTTTTCCATTGCGTCTATAACGGAAGATAAGCTATTCATAATATTAGTCATTATACTAGCCATATCTCCAGTATCTTTTGTAGCCTTTTCTACATCTGTAACTCCTTCTGTAAACATGCCGTAAAAAGGTATCCATGCAGTCCAGTCTCCACTGTAGTCACGTTTTTTTGGAGCTTTGTCTTTTAGTTTGGTCATTCCATCCATCATTGCGCCCATGAATGTAACTATCTTTGTAAACATGTCTAGTGCTGGCATTACAGTTTGTAATTTCTTGGTTACATTTTGTCCTATTGTAATAGATGGAACAATATCATTTAACAATGCAGCAAATATTCTATTTAAAGGATCTTTTAATCCTTTTAATGCTGTTTCTATTTGGTCGAGTCCAGTGCCAGTTAAAAGTCTTAGGAAAGGTATTCCGCTGTCTTGTGTTATTGGTGCTATTTTTTCAACAAGAACTTTTAGCATATCACCTACTCCGCCAAGGGCTATGCCTAATGCTTTTGATGCTCTAGCCGCATGCTCTACTGACTTTAAATTTCTAAATTGCTCTACTATAGGAGTTATGATTCCTTCGTTTACTGTTTTCATTATAGATTTAAAATGCACTGAAAATGATTTTCCTAAATCTTTTATTTCTTCAATAACTGTGTTCCCTAAAGGTCTCCACCAAGATGCTTTTTTGCTGAATTTACTTACTATATCGCCAAAAGTAAGCAACATATTTGAAATACTTATTACTGTTTTGCTAATAAGTTCTGCGACCTTCATTGCGTACATTGTTTTTTTAACTCCAGACCTGTTGAAGTTATCTACAATTGGATCTATGATTCCTTCTTTTATAACATTTTCACAAATTACCTTCATTGCTTGACTGAAGCCTTTTGAATAATAAAGAATATCGTCTATAACGCTACTTCCAAATCCAAGGAAACTTTTACCAGCAAGTTTGTAGATCGAAACACCAAGAGTTTGTAGCATTGAAACAACTGCGTTTATTGTTTTTTCCATTTCTTCAGCAAACCTTCTTGCGTATTCTACATCTCCTATTCCTCCCATTGCTTTTGATATTCTGCTTAACATGTCTCCTAGTGTTTTTGTGAATTCTTCTACATTTGGCGATATTGCTTTTAAAAGTACAGTGAACATTGGAAGAAATATGAAAAAAGCAACAGATATTCCTAATATTTGTGAACCAAAAGCAATCAACTTCATCGCTGCCACGCTAAGGCCCCATATTAAATCTCCAAGTCCACTAAAAAGAGCATTAGCGGAATCTACTGTCTTTTTTATTTCATTTGCATCTATACTAGATGCTTTTAAAATGCTTTTACAAAAATCAATAAGAACAGAAGCCAACATTATCATTGCTGGCAAAAGAATTAGCAAAGAAGCAATTCCTAAGAAAATCAAGCCTACTACAATCGCAGCTGTTGGTCCTCCAAAAAGAAGCATAGCTGCTCCAGCACCTAGAGCTACGAGAGATGCAGCTGCTAAACCAACATAAAATGATATTTTTCCTAATCCTTCAAAAAGTGTAGATACTATTTGTACGGTTTCTTCTATTTTGGTTGGATCTATTTTTGAACTTTTTAATATGCTAGAACAAAAATTTAAAACACCAGAAGCCAAATATATCATTGCTGGAAGTAAAACAAACAATGCAGCTGTTCCAGCTAGTACAAGAACTACAGCAACTGCAAGAGCTTCTGGATTTGTAAACAATAAAATTGCTCCAGCACCAAGTGCTAGTAAACCAGCCATTGCAAGCATTACTCCAAAGGCTATTTCTCCAAGGCCCCAAAGAAGTAACGATACGGTTTTTACTGTTTCTTCTATTTTTTGTGAGTCTACTCCTAGAATCGATAATATCCCACTGCAAAATTTCATAAGTACAGCTGAAAGAATCAGTAATGGTATTACTAGTGCCACAAGAGCTACAGCACCAATTGCTATTGTTTTGATGACTTCATTAAGTAATCCGCTTTTTTGAAGCCATTCTATGCCTTTTCCTAGACCATACAAAGCTGCCATGGCAAGCCCGACAGCTAATGCTATTGTTCCTAGTGCAGCTATAAGAGTTGCTACTGTCAATGCTGTTTGTGTTATGGTTTGTGTATTTAATCCCATTATTGATAGTATTTTAGACGAAGCCCAAACTAAAGCTGCTCCTAAAGTTAAAAGACCAAGTGATATAGCTAGAAGAATCGGAGCGGTCATTGTTAATTCTTTGGCGAATTTAAATGCTTTCTTTCTGAAGTCACCTAAGTCTTGTAGTTTTTCAAACTTTTCCATTACTTCCATTGTGCCAGCTAAAAGTCCAGCACCAGCAGCCATGACAGCAACAATGACAAGTGATGTTTGCATAATGTTGCCAACATTAATATTTGCCATCCCTAAAATCAAACCTCCCAATCCAATAAGTGCTGCTCCCAAGGCCATTATTCCAAGGCCAAGCAAGAGAATTATTGGTGCAGATTTATATAATTGGGTTGCTAGTGATGGCCCTTTTGAATCTACATTTTCCCAATTTATTTCAGAGAAACTTTCTATCATTTGTACAGATGCAAGAATAAAAGCACCGCCAGCAGCAGCAACCGCTGCCATGACCATGCCTACTTCCATTATTCTTCCTATGTCTAATCCCAAGGCACTTATTATTTTGTCACCAACAAATATAAGTGCTGTTCCTAGTAACAGTATTGCAGCGCCTAGCATCATTATGGCTGGTGCTGCTTTCATCATTTCTTGAGATTGTCCGCCTAAAGTAGACATGTCGAATCCCATGATAGTAGGAGCGCCTTGACTTTTCATGTTTCCTTTTTCTTTTTTATTCATCGCTCCTTGTTCTTTTGCGTTAAATTTTTCTCTTTTATTGGTTATTTTATCGTCTAAGGTATTTCTTTTATCGTTTTTGATTTGGAACTTTTCTTCTTTGATCATTTTTCTTTCATGTTTTTCTTTTGATCTTTGAAGTGATTTGTCTGCACTTTCTTTTTCTCCTGCTTGTGGTGTTCTTGGAATACCAGCTTTTTCTTGTTCTCTTATAGCCTTTTTTTCTTCTAATCTTTGCTTAAGTGCATCGTTAGCTTCCTTGTCTACTTTTCCAACAGTACTTGGTGCAACAGGAGGTGGTGTTGTTCCAGCTGCTGTGGTGGCTACTGTTGGTGTTGATGACGCTACTGTTGGCGAAATTGTTTTTGGTGTTGTTGGTGCTGTTGTTGTAGATGGCGTTAATGCAGTTGTTCCAGCTGCTGCGGTGGCTACAGTTGGTGTTGGTGACGCTACTGTTGGCGAAGTAGTCGTAACTCCAGCCGCTTTCATTTTGTCTGCTTTTTGTTTGTTTTGAATTTTCTTTTCTTCAAGCATGCTTTCCATATCCCAATTATTGCCATCTAATCTTTTAGCAGTTGCAAGTTTTTCTTCAGAGGTTTGACTGAAACTTTGTGTGGTCGCTGGTTTGGTTTGTGGTAATGCAGTTGTTCCAGCTGCTGCGGTGGCCACAGTTGGTGTCGTTGCTGGTTTTGCTTGTATTGACGCAGTCGATGGATCTGGTTTTCCAGCTGCTGCTGTGGTAGATGCTGCTACAGTTGGTGAAAGTGTTTTTGGTGATGTCGGTGCCGTCGTTGTAGATTGTGTTAATCCAGTTGTTCCAGCTGCTTGCGGTTGAGTGCTTTTATTGGCAAGAAGTTTGTTAATCGATTGATTCATTGATTTTAAATTATCTAATATTTGATTTAAAATCTTTTCAGCATGATGATCGTGTGTCGAAAGAGAGTGACCACTTGTTCCTTCTTTGGCAAGAGTCTCAGTAGCTTTTGCCGTTGTTGTTTCTGCTACGTTTGGTGGAACGGCTTCTTTCATTCCACCGGAAGGAGTTC